ACTGGTGACGCGCTGCACGGGGTAGACCGGGGAGCTGTTGTAATAATGCCGAAACTGCCACATCAAGGGGTCCATCATTACTCCTGGGGGGTTTCATGACCCCGGACTCTACGTGAACGCTGATCTTTAGTATACCTCAAGTGTTGGCTGGCATACAATCCCTGGACGGGGATACGCCGCACGCTGGTGCGGGACATGCGGCTCAGATAGGTCAACCCATGCACCAGGGCATCCAGCCGGTCGGGGGATTTCTGCCCGGACAGCGGTTCCCACAGCGCCATCTGCTCTTCCAAATAGGGAAATAGGCCGACATGGTGCACCAGCCCCCGCTGGTAGAGGGCGACGACCGGTTCGGCGCGCAAGGCTTTCCCGCGATGGGCCGTGATCACCAGGATGGGCAGGTCCCTCCCCCCGCGCACCGTGCGCAGGGTATGCTCGACCATCTCCCCGCCAAAGTTCTTTTCCGCAATCACCAGGTTGGCCGATTTGCGCGCAAAAGAGGTCACGACCTGTAAGGCCCAGTCGCCCGGTTTGCCTGCCAGGCTATCGTCGGCCACGACATAAAAATGCCCATGTGCCGCCGCCGAGATGACAATCCCGCATTCGGCCACACTGCCAGGGGGATCGACTGCCACCACGATGTAGTCCAGATCGGGGGCGAAGTCCACGCGCGTGGCCTCGATCAGCGCATGGGTCCACAGGGCACCGGGGGCTTCGTCCACGTCGAGGGCTTCGATTTCCTGCTGGTAGGCCAGGGCGGTCATATCCTGGGCGACTTCCTCCACCGCACCGGGGGGCAGGTAAGGATTCTCCTTCGACGAGAAGTGAAAGACCTCCCACAGTCCACTGCCGTCCTGCTGGGCCTTTTTGAACAGCTTGGCGGCATGGCGAGGGTCGCGCGCTTTGGACCGGGCCGTGGAATGCAAACTGGGGGGCGTATAGATGAACAGGGCCCGCCCGCGCGTATCCATCAGCATGGGGGCACCGACCTCGGCCCAGATCGCTTCATCCATCAACTGGTACTCGTCGAAGATGATCAGATCGGCGGTGTCACCGCGCAGGTGGTCGGGGGACCACCCCGTCATGGCCCGGATGCGAAACAGGGTGCCAGGACGTTCGATGATGTGTTTGGTTTCGTTGAGGTAATACAACCCCGCCTCAATCGGCTCGCGCAGCGCTTGTTTGACTTCATACCAGAAGCGATCCACCTGATTCGAGGTCGGAGAAACATACAGGACCCGCCCCCCCTCCTTGATCTGCGTCATCGATCCGTCGGGAGCGAACTGGAAGCCCAGAAACTCGGCCACCGCCTCCATCGCGCTGGTGACGGTTTTGCCGCCCCGCCGTCCAGCGCGCATGATCTTGCGAAGGGCCCGTGAGGCCAGGCACGCCATCTGATGGATATGGGGACGCGGATCGGGCAGATGGATTTGCAGGTCAATGACCTGACCGGCGGAGGCCGGGGCCGTGGTGGTCGTTTTGGGCGTCGCGCGACGGGGCATACAATGTCCTCAATTCCTTGAGGACATCGTAACACAGCGTATAGATAACGTCAATCTTTTCGGAAGATCAGTACGTCCTCTACATTCACAATGGGCAAACCATGCTCCCGACGTCGGCGCTGCCATAACGAGGGATTGTCGATCAACCGCGCATGGCGTGCCACCAACTCTAGCCCCATGTTTTGGACTTCGACGACGGTTTGTCCTACCACATCCACCAGCTTCCCGCGCCGGTAGTGGTTTTTGAGAACAACGATCATCAGTCCCCCGGCGGGCACCAGATCCGCCAGATGGCCATAGATGGTTCGCATGTCCGTCCAGTAATTCCGCCCTGATTTGTTTCCGGTGTTGGCGCGCCCGCCAGCATAGCGGAAGCCAGCGGCAAATGAAGCATGGTTCGGCTGCTGGATGTACCGATCCCATCGTGGACCGTGCTGTTTCTCTCTCATAATGCGCGCTCGGCGCTCATTGGAGATTCCATTTCCCGTTTCAAATCCGTAGGGCGGGCTGAACAGGATATGATCGAACGGCGGGCAGACAAGTGTCTTCGCGTCGGCCTGGTCAATGTCGATCAGCCCCGCGAACAGTCCGCCGACCTGGTGGATTAGCGGTACGCTGACCTGCATGAGTGCAACATAATCTGGGATGATGTCGCGCAGGATGACATGGCGCTGTTGTGTGGCCGCGAGCATCAACGATCCCGTCCCGGCCATTGGATCAAGCAGCGTCTCACCGGGTGCAGTATAGAGGTCGATCAGGCGTTGGAGCAGTCCTAGATGGAGTTTGGCGGGGTGCGAAAATACCTCCTCAGCAAACAACCGTCGTCGAATAGGCGTATCCACTGGAAAGGTCCAGGGAATTATCTCGACCCCATCCAAGACCGCACTCATCCAACCACCGCCTTGACATGCCGGTCCAACTCCCAGTGGAAGTCGAGCCAGCGCCGCTGGAGGGTGACGCCGTGTTCGAACACGGCCTGGGGCGTGCCGGTGCCGGGGCGAGCGACGTAGGCCAGCCGGACGGCGGGATTGAGGGCCTGCGCGCGCTGCTCGACGAGCCGCCAGTAGGCAAGTTCGCGGCGGTAGGTCCAGGACGACCAAGCGAAGGAGAGATGGGCATAGAGGGCGGTCATGAGAGACCTCCGAAGGGCCACTCTTCCGCCCGCGCTTCCCGTTCGTGGATAATATCCTGGTTTTCCGCCCGCCAACACTCTATCGAACAATACTGACGGGTATAGAGCCACCCCGCCAATCCCATCCGTTCTTCTTCTATCCAGCCCTCTGGGGGATGCCAATCTGTCATGCCACTATTTATAACCAAGGGCATCGCGACTTCCCGACCGCAATGATCGCAGTGTACCAACATTACCGACATGTAGCTCATTCCGCCGCCTCCCTTCTCAAGATCGCCACGTGTTCCGAAAACGTCAGCATCCGTCCCCCACTGGTCCAGCGCGAGAGATAACAGCCCCGCTCATTGATCCGCAACACGGCGTAGGGGCAATGGTCGGTCCGGTTCCAGATCACCTCGCGGAGATGGGCGGAGACGCCCTGATTCTGCAACGCTTTGACCACTAAGGTCCAATATCGCCGATCCTGTTGAAGACGGGTCTGGTTCATTCCGTCGCCGCTTCGGTTTTTTCCACACGATTACCAACCCCGGTCTCAAAGAGCAGACTGGAAGGTTGTCCTGGCCCTGCGCCACACACGAGGGGTGGTCCCCCCGCCAATATCAAACGGGGGCGGAAATCGGTGTAACGCAGTGGTTCCGACAGGCGGATTTGCTCTTCCAGTTCCTCCAGCACCCAGAGGGGCGCATGAAGCAGCAGATGCCACTCCCCATGCTCAGTCCACAGTTCAGCACGCAGGTCGAGGCGTCCAGAATTCATCGTCATTCCTTTTCCTCCGTCGCCGTCTGCGCGTCCCGCCACGTCTGGTGGCAGGTCGGGGAGCAGAAGTGGTACTCATGCTGCGCCGTGATGGTGAACGTCCCCGCCTGCGTTTGAAAGTGGGTCAAGGTCGTCCATCCCGAAGGGGCCGATGGAGGCCGAGCAGAGGTCGTGTCCCCGATGGTTTCGATCCCCGCCAGAGTCCGCTTCCCACAGTGGTCACACTCATGGTACCACGTCGCTTTCAGGGTCACGTTTCGCTCCCCGCTTTCTGCCGCACCGCCTGCGCCTTGTCCAACATCGCCTCCATCTGATCGTCAGTCGGCAAATAAGAGACAGTCATCCGTGCATAGGGGGATAGGGCAGATAGGATCGTTTTCTGCAACGGGTCCTGAGATGCAGCATTCCGTACTTGAAGAAACAACAACGTCAGTTCACGGTCGGTTTTGTCTCGAACCTCTTCCTCCAGTTCTTCTCGCCAGGCCAGCAGATCGTCCAGGCGATCCTGGAATGTCAGGCGCTTTGATTTGCGTTTGATACGTCGATTGAACATCCGATTCTCTCCTCTCATATCATCGGGGATACCGGGATCGCGCCGCTTTCGGCGGTGGGTGGGGGGAAGAAAGCCTCCAGCAGTTTGAGCGCGACCCCTGTGGAGTAGTATATACGATCTGGTGGTGGTTGGCAAGGGGGAGGTCAGAAGTCAGCGTAAGAACTTCTTCCAGGGCGGGTGTTTATTCACCCTACCAACCACTCAGTCCTGCGCTGAACCGGTGCTGGGGGACTGGCGGACATGCCCGCTCTTTGTCGCGCCCTGTATGTGCAGTATAGCCGTGATTGGTCCAGTTGTATAGGGTTGGGATGAGAACTCGCCGGAAGATCACCGAAAACCAAGGTTTATTAAGATGGCTTCGCGTAACGTGCGGACGCCTTTATGGTTGGCGAGGCAAAACGCGCGATTTGGCGAGGCAAGTGTTGGGGCGTGAAGTGAGATGAGGTGGCGGATTAATGCAACGGGGTATATATTGCTGAGATAGCCACCCACCCCCTCCCCGCCGTAGGCCACCGGCTAACAGATCACCGGTGCCGGTCTCACCGCGAAGCTGCGCGCGCTGGCCAGCACAGCCGCACGAGCGACGCAAACCGCCGTCACTGCTACATAAGAAATGGTTGTAACATAATAAAAACTATGTCACACCTCACACGGGGAGAAACGACCTGGACGCTGGGCGCATTAGAACAAAACAGCCCATAGAAGGGCTGTTGTCTATACACATAGGCTTAGTTGTATAGCAATCAGGGCTGTTGGTCACCATCTACCACGTCGCCCTCAATGACATCGCCTGCCGTCGCGCTGTCCGGGCCCATGCTGGGCGCAAGCTGCGCTGGGGGTGGCCCAGAAAAGTGTATGCTGAGGTTGTAGGATGTGTTCGTGCTGCCTGCCTGGCTCGCTTGGCGATATTTGGCATTGTTCGCCCGTAGCAGCTCGATGTGGAGTCGTTCGGGATACTCTCTATAGATCTCCTCTGTACCGCCCTTGTGGTAGATTCTACGCTCTACGCCATTAAGTACCCTGTCCATTGCGACATCTTCCAGCATCATCGCACCGGCCGCGTAGTGATCATGTACCACCTGCTTAAGCGAGGGATCGGCTCGCATCGCATCATACACGGCCATACGAGACACGCCACAGGCGGCCGCTGCTTTCGTGATATTAGGGTATTCGGCCAGCGCGGCCAGAAAAGCCGGAAGCCAGCCGCGCGTATTTTCGTATTTTTTTGTGGGATATAGCTCCATTTTGTGGGATTCCTGTGGGATAACTTCCCCGCCCAGATCCCCCGTGTTTTCGCTCGCGTTATCCCGCATGGTCACCCCTCTCGCACGTTCGCCTGGCTGTGCGCTGGCCATACTCTCACCGCTCACAACCGGCTGTGTAGCGTCGTCTAGCGTGTGCTGTGGCGTATCATGTGCGTCGTGTGCTGTGCTGGCCATATAGTTACCTCGTGGAGATCCTATCCCTTGAATTGTGAACGTTGGATGAATAATCGGTTTCTCGTGGTTTTCCCTGAAATTGGTTATTGACATACTACCGCATATCGTATATACTGTATGTAATGAAGTGAAGCAATCAACCTACGCAGAGTGTACCACAGAAAGCAGGGGAACGACAATGGACATCAACCTCTACAACACCATCGCACTCCTAGTGTTCTTTGCAATCATCCCCTGGATTGTCCGCAGCGCCGAAAATAAGAATGTCCGCGATAACGTGACCTTCGAGCAATGGGCAGGCGGCATCGTTCGTGACCTCATACTCACCCACGCGCAGAATCATCCCTACAACGTCAAGCAATCATAACTCAATATAGAGGAGAGAAACCATGTTCAGACGCAATCGGAAGACTCAGAAAAGCCAGTATCCAGACGAACAGACCTTCGAAGCGCATTTTAACACCTATGGCGAGATTGAATTGTGCCAGATTGACCGGGAAACCGGACTCGCCCTGGTGTTAGTCGGTCGTTTCAATAGCACGACTCTCCGCCTGTGGCAAAAGGCCAATGCCGTGGAAACCAGCCGGATTATCTGGGGCCGCGACAATGCCGCCGCTGACTTGATCTGGACCCGCAAGCATGGGTTTGGCCAGGACTACTAGACCACCTTATCAGCCGACTTTAGCCATGAGGAGCACAAGATCATGTTGAACACCAATTCGTTGTACTACACTGAAAACCCTTACCGCTGGGAGTATCTCCAAGAGGAACAGACTGAAAGCGAATTGTCATCCTTGGCGGACCGGCTGTTAGGCGACTTCTATGAAGCGTACTACCGGCGCCAGATCAAGCGCTGGGATTGGAAACAGATTCGCGAAGACGCTGAAAACAACCCGCAAACGTCCATGGACGGCGACTCCTATGGATCGTGCTTTATCGGTACCGTGTTCGACTTGAATCCCAGCGGAAAGTATTGGACGTGCTGGGCCATGGGCAATGTGGATCGACTCGAAGCGATTCAAGACACCGCATTTACGGAAGCGCTCGACTCCATTGCAAACAGCCGGGATATGTGGATCGAATCAGGCGAGGGTGATCCCTGTGATTTGTACGCTTGCATCGGTCTCGACTCGGATGAAAGCGAAGACTTGTAAGCTGACACCAGCTGGCCTAATGGGAATTAGACCAGTCTGTCAGGTGACAAGTTAATCAAGAGGAGTGTACTGCCATGAAAACGACCCTGTACCGCCTTTACCTGAAGTATCGCGCGCACCAGCTGCGCCAATCGTGGCAAACGTTGGATCGTCTGAACGCCCGCGCCCACGCGAATCAGGACGTCGCCGCGCTGGCGTATTGTGTGGAGCACTACGCGACCCTGTACCGCCAGTCTGAAAGTCTGCTGTTATCGGCCCATCAATACGGGCTTATGAGATAAGAGGAGAGAATCGCCATGTTAACTTGTAGTCGGTGTCACAAAGAAATTGATGATAGCCAAGTCGGGCCGTTGGGGGAGCACTTTGGAGAATGTGGCCGGGATGAAAACGAACAGCCGGTTTGCTACGTGTGCTGTGCCATCTGGGACTCGGAACTGATGAAAGCCCAACACAAAACTGTGTTGTATCTCTCCAAGTCCAAAACCGGTCAATGGTTGGTTTCCAATTGGCCCGGTACGCTCCAGATCAGAGTGCATCAACCGCGTAAGGGTCGTCACAATATCGCCCGGACCCGCTATGATGTCTGGTTCCGTTATGCCGGGCTGTGCTGGCATGGCGTCCAATATGGGGAATGGACTCAGATTCTCCATTGCAAGGTCGTCAAACCCTTCTGATTGCTGGTCACTGAGAGCGGACAAGTTAAGCGCTTGTCCGCTCCATTGTGCGCAGCAGTCTTAGCCAAGAGGAGTAAGTCAACTATGAAGCTCTCACCCTTACCTGAAAATCGGCAGTATGATCGAGTCCGCGTCTTAATCCCTGATTTTTCCCTGCACAGTATTGAGGTCTGGTTTTGTTGGACGTCGCCAGACCGGGCGAGTCACCTCCAGACCTATACGATCAAAACCTGGCAGCTCAATAACCTGGCCCGCTTCATGGCCCGCAAGGGATTGCACCCGGTCTCTCAGGACCCTACCACACGCGGACTCGCGATCTGGTATGCCCGGAATCTAAATTCAGAATCTAAAATCTGAGAATCTAATTTCTCAAGAGGAGAATCTAAATATGAATCCCGTGAAGAATGTCTTGAGAGAATACCGGCGCCAGATCGTCAACCGCGCCGTGTACTATGGCGGTGAACGCGAGCGGGCGAGCGCGAC